CCAAATGTTTTCTCTTTTACAGAAGCACGTATAGTTTTTTCTGTAAGCACAAACTCCGTGATTTTCTGAGTAATTCCTTCCACGTCTTGGCATTTTACATAGCCGCGTTCTAAAATAGTGTCTACTAACATGGCGAAAGTGGACGGCCTGCCTATTCCCAATTCCTCCAGCCGTTTTATAAGACTTGCTTCCGAATAATGCGAGTGCGTATGTTGCATAACCACCGTCGCATTTATCTGTTGGTAATGAACGGGGCCTTTGATTGATTTCAAATATAAAAGGAGCCCGCGTCCTTCTTCCTGTGTCATTTGTTTGATTTCTGGCGCTTCTTCATTGGTTTCTGTAAGGTCGTTTTGAACTTTTTCTTTCATTTGTATGGCGACGGTTTTCCATCCCAGAAAGAGCGGAATTTCTAGAATATGTGTATAAAATGCGTCTAGAGCGATTGACTCTATATTAGGACTCGTAATGGTTATCGTCGTCGTCTCATACTTGGCTTGTGTCATACAACTTTCTACCGTATTGCGCCAAATCAGTCGGTACAAAGTTAATGCGCGACTATCCGAAGAACTAATGGTCGGTTGCTCAATATGCGTGACTCGGATTGCTTCATGCGGATTCTGTATATCTTTGTTTTCCAATGCGGCAATATCTTGTGCCATGTTTTCGCCATAGTTTGATTCAATATATTGTTCGGCGATTTTCAAAAATTCCGCCGAATATTTGGTGGATTCTGTGCGCATGTACGTAATATGTCCGTCTTGATACAATTTTTGGCATAATGACATGGTTTCTTTTGGAGACATTCGCAGCCGATTAGATGCCGTCTGTAGTAGATGAGACGTATTGAACGGTTTCGGTGCAGATTGATACGTTTCTTTGGTTTTGCCAACAGATAAAATATGTTCGTGGGTTTTCGTTTGTTCTAAAAATTGTTGGACATGTTCTCTTGTCAATTTACATTTTGTCTGTAGGCAAAATGGGAGACGTTGTTGAAGAAATATTGCAGTTATTTTATAGGTAGGACTGGCGACATAGTGTAATTGTTCTTGGGCATTGTCGTATACGAGTCTTAATGCGGGGGTCTGGCAACGGCCTGCGCTAAGACTGTTTGCTTTGTTACAATAAAGGTATTTCCATAGAAGCGGTGATATTTTAAATCCGACGAGCATGTCTAATACTTGACGGGCATGGGCGGCTTGCACCAATTTCATGTTTATTTTGGTGGGGGTTTGGACGGCGGCTAGAATGGCAGGTTGCGTGATTTCATGGAACAATATACGTTGAGTGGTAGCAATGTCTAGAGAACATACTTCGCAAATATGCCAGGCAATGGCTTCGCCTTCGCGGTCATCGTCGGTTGCTATTATGACGTTTTTTTTCGCAAATTTGGCGACAGTGGTTTTTAAAATGTGGAGATGGTCTTTTTTATCTGGTAAAATATCAAATTGAATGGCGAAATTGTTTTTGCAATCTATGTTTGAAAGACCGGCAATGTGTCGGATATGTCCCATACTGGCAATGCAACAGTATTCTGGGCCTAAATATGATTCTATTTTTGCGCATTTTGAAGGGGATTCCACGATGACGAGATATTTGGCGGAATTTGCGGATTGAGGAACCGACGTTTTTTTCATTACGAATTTTTTTGTTGGAATTTTTTTTGGCGGCATTTTTTGCGATATTTGTATCTTATTGAAATAAAGAGCGTATTGTTTATTTCAATTTTTAAGGGAACCTACGGATTATCGTTTGAATAAAAAGGGGATATATTTTCCCCTTAATTGGATAATAAATAGAGTTCTGTAAGCAAAGCAATAATCATCGGCATCTGCCAACTCAAGAATCGTTCTCTATAATCTTTTCGTTTGAAAACAATGGCTTGTATAAAAATGTAAAGACTACATCCTAAAGCAGTTAATAACGATACTTTAAGAAGAATATCTACGATTTCATTAATTGTAAACCGCATATATATTATTCCGCCATTTTATTTATGAAAATTATGTGGTGAGAGTTTCTGTCAAACCGCTTACAAGAGAACCTCTACCTATTTTAAAATAACTATTGCTATTCACTGCTGTCATATAAAATCCAATAAAAACTATAAATGCTATAAATAAACCCAATATTCCAAGCGTAGTTGCTATTTTTACTGCAAGTGATTTTTTTGGAGCTACAGAAGAACTACTTGGCAACATCTTTATATACTACACACATAAAATTGAATGAAAGATTCGCCATATTTTTTATAATATAGTATCAAAGAAATGCAATCTTCTACCTATTCAATTATACAAACATATATAGAGAACCGCAATTATTCGCAATTTCACTTTATAAATACAGAAACCAATTTATCTGTAGACATTACAGATTTCCATCCAAAAACATTGCGTCTATTCCATGGCGACGTCTTTTCAACCGAAATCAAAGGACATAAAACGCCTTCTATAAAAATAATACAATCCCCCGTAAAAAGTGCGCCATATATTGCCGGAGTTCTCCTTCTTGAAAATAATAAAACATATGGAAGAACCACCCTCAAAAAACGCCTGCTTTATAAATGTATTCCAGACGATATACATTTACCTGCATTTCTCGTTCCTTATGAAATGAAACTGGGGTTCTCCAAAAAAATAGTAAATAAATATGTATTGTTCCGATTCAGCGAATGGTCGGATACACATCCTCTTGGCATGCTAACAGAAACTATTGGCGATGTGTCCGACCACGCAGCATTTTGCGAATACAGACTGTGTTGCCGTCATCTACGTCCTAAATCGCATACTGCAATGAAAACCCAGATAGAATCTCAGATGCAAGAAAAGAGAACCTATATAGAAAACATCATTCAAAAATACAAGATACAGGACAGAACCTCGGATTACGTCATCGCTATTGACCCAGAAGGTAGCCGCGATTATGACGACGCATTTTCTTGCAAACAAATAGAAACCGGTTATTGTGTAAGCATCCATATTGCAAATGTCTTTCTTTGGCTAGAATCGCTACAATTATGGAATATGGTATCTACCGTAACCAATGTATCTAGCATGTATTTGCCGGATAAACGGCGGCCGATGTTGCCGCCCCTTTTATCCGAGAATCTATGTAGTTTGACCGCGGATGGCGACAAACGCATCGCACTCACGATAGATATTTCTGTAGACACGAACGGCGCAATTTTGACGACGAATGTATCCAATACGGCCATTTATATATCCAAAAATTACGTATATGAAAGCAAAGAGTGCCAGGAAGACGCAACTTACAAAATGCTCTATAAAATAGCTAGAATGCAATCCACAAATATACACGACAGTCACGACGTAGTCGCTCATTGGATGATGAAAATGAATTCGTTAGTCGGCCAACTTCTTGCCGAAAACAAAACAGGTATATTCAGGAAAGCTACACCAAATGAAACGGCGAATAAAGACAAAGTTCTACAAATTCCTCTTGGCATACCATCGGAAACTCGCCGAATTTTGGAAACATGGGCATCCGTCTCTGCAGAATATGTATCGTGCCCTGATACAATGTCAACAGAACATTGTGTAATGAATTTGCAAAATTATGTGCATATTACAAGTCCTATTCGCAGATTAGTAGATATAATAAATCAAATTGCATTGAATTTTATTTTGGAAGATAGAAATAAGTTTAGTGAAGGAGCATTGGAATTTTTGAAAATGAATATGGAGAATATTCGGCATATTAATGAAAATACGCGTACTATAAGGAAAACACAACAAGAATGTGATACTTTATATAAACTTACAGAGAACCCTGATATTAGTGAAAGGAATATTCACGGTATTATTGTGGATATAGATGAACATCTGAATAAAATAACAGCATATTTAGAAGAATTGAATATGATGATTACTGTACATGTAGAAGTGCCAACAGAATTGTATAGTTATCATATGTTTCGTGTATATGTATTTGAAGATGAATATAAAATTCGGCAAAAATTAAAGTGGGTTCAAGTAATGTAATTATAGCAAAATAATATGCAATGATATTATATATTATTTTTATATAATGAATACAACACAAAAAATAAAAAAAGTTTTAAATAAAACACGTAAAGCATTATCAGAATCAACCGCACCCAAAATTAAAAAAATGAAATTGGCCGTTCCTTTAATAGAATCTGTTTCAGAACCTTTGATAGAAGAAAATTATAAATTTACCATTTACGGTATGGGATGTATGCATGCTAAAATGGATAAAAAAACGGAGGCTCATGCATCATCTAAAATTAAATATAACGCAATTTATAATAAATGTTATGAAAAAGAAAGCGAATATTTCTTTGGAAAAAGTTCTTCCGTACTTGCTACGATTGGCGACAGAGCTTTAAACCCGTTCAATAAACCGCATAAAGATTTTAGTAATGAAATTAGAGATACACTATCTTATCTTTCTGAACATCATGAAACAAAAGGCGGCGTTATTAAAGAGAATACTGCATCAAGAAAAACACCAAAAGAAACATCAAGAAAATCAATAAAAAAAACGCCAACAGAACCTGTACAAGATATTATAAAAGAAAAGCCAAGAGAAACAATAGAAGGTGTTATAAAAGTAACTGAATCATTACTAGAAAAAGTGAAAAAGAGATTGTTAAAAAATAAAAGTGGAAGAAAAAGCGTCAATGTATATGTATTTGGCCATTCGTATGGAGGATTAATTTTGAACCGATTATGTGAAGAATTGCAAATAATAGCAAATAATGATGCCGAATTCAAAGAAATATTGAAAAAACATTTTAAAGCACTTGGATTAAATAGTATTTATTTGGCGGATTCACACAATATTCCAGATGTTAATTTAATTAATTACATGAATATAGGAGATGTGGCATTACGACTCAATAAATTTGAACTTTTATTTAGAAAACCTTCTATGCAAGAGTTTGAACAAAAATCAGTAGTTGGCAGTATTATGCATATTAAATATATGTATATACCAGAACATAAATTTGTATGGTACAATGATGCGGGTATGAATGAACCAAACACTACTTATCCGAATATGATTCAATATTTTGTAGGAAATCAAGATGAATGGAAAAGACATAATAGCAGAACAAATGTTATAAACATGGTTTTCACATATACTGGCGAAAATATACCAATGTAAAAATGTGTAAAAAAAATGTGTAAAAAAAATGTGTAAAAAAAATGTGTAAAAATTGAGATATTTTTTAGAGTGTTATTTTTATCACCATCTATTCCAAATAAACTTACAAAATGAGCGAACTTATTGAATATTGCGAAAAAACTACGATGTCTAATAAAGAAAGTATATGGAAAAAAAATTATTTAGTGACGGCCAATCTAAACACTTCTACCCCTGGACAAATACGCGCTGCGGCTATGGAATGGATTCGTCATATGGATACAAGAGAATTTCAATTCCGAATTTTGCACGGACTTATGCCCACATTTGAACGGGCCTTTTTGGACCCAGATAGACCTGCAACACTTGAACGAAGTACAAATCATCCCTATTGTATCATGACGGAAGATGACCATGCAATTCTCATGGTAAATCAGGGATATTTACATCGCGATAAACTGGAATATATGAGTGTTATGAAATTCCGCGCCAATTATTACGAAGAGTTTTACGAAGATTACGATTTTGAAGATTGTGACGAATATAATCAATGCAAAATTGACTATTATGTCAACAGAGACGATTTTGCGAAAGAACGCAATTTTGCTGTAGCATGGATTATGAATATGGGTCCAAAAGAATTTCAAGTGAGATTAAATCATGGATTATTACCTGAATTTGAAAGAGAACATGAAAATGGAAATTGTTCTAATCGGGACATTCCGTCTACATTGACGGATAAAAATTGTAATCAAAGATATATG